CCGGTTTTCGGCGAACTGATCATCCAGCGTGGTTTTCTCGATCCGTTAGGCATTACGACGGCGCCGGCGGAAGCCGGCATTGCAATTCAGTACACGACTGTTCTCAAACCGATCGACGATTCGATTGGTTCGCCAGTCATCGGGCAACCGTTACTGCGGCGATACATCCGGCCAACCGATCCGTTTGTCATTGGGTCGCCTGTACTGGGAACGCCGCGCTTCAGGATGCAGCGCATCCTAGGCTCGATCTCCACCGAGGCCGGCGCTCCTGTATTCGGCGATCCGTGGTTTTTCATCAACTACCACCTCACGCTGCCGCCCGCGGTTGGGTTGGTAGCTGGATCGGAAGACCTTGAAGCGCCCGCGCTCGGACTTCAGATCAATCTCTCCGCCTGGTCGCTGCAGGTAGGCGCGCCAGTTTTTGGCAGCCCGTACTACACGCAGCGCTTCGCCGGCGTCGGTGATCTTCGCGGCCTGCCGGCAGAGCCCAGCAAGGCGACGCCCTACTTTCGCGAAATCAACGCGATCTGGCCGGACCTACTTAACCAGCGGGCAATCATCTCGCCCGCGCGTAATGGGGTCAACCGCGAGACTGGTCGGCTACTCCAGGGCTGGGAGCACGTCGAGCAATCGATGAAGGTGATCTTCGCGACGCCGTTCCACGAGCGCATCTTGCGTCGCTGGGTCGGCAGCTATGTGCCGTACATCCTCGGCGAGACCTACGTAGCGCGCATTGTTACGCGGTTCTTCTGGGCGATCTCCGTTTCGATCGATCTCTGGGAGCCGAACTACCGCATCAAGCAGGTCTTCTACATGGGCGACGCGCTGAGCAAGTGGTCGCCCAAGATACTCGACGCGGTTGGCGAATATCGGCTCGGTCACGGCATCTTCCGCACCGAGGGCGTCTATCGCCCGCGCGCTCACCTCGGCGACGCCTCTCCATATCAGCCGCGCGCGGTCGCTCTGGTCGGCAACGGCACTGAAATTTGGGACCCAGCACTAGCGCAGCCATGAGCCGACTGAGCGTTATCAATCTTGCAGAACTGAAACGGATGGTGGTGCTGGAAAGCATTAGCACCGAAAAGATTCTGTTCGACCGTATGGAGCGCTTCAAGACGCTCTGGCTCACCTACGACCCACCCAACGGCGCGCAGTACGACGTCGGCGGGCTCGAGTTCGATCCGATAAAAATAACTCAGGAAAACTCCACCTTCTTCGAGTTGTTGTTGCGTGACCGTGTTAACCAGGCAGCCCGCGCAGTGACGCTCGCCTATGCAATCGGAACCGACCTTGACGCCATCGCTAGCCGCTATCCTGGCGGCGTACCTCGTTTGCCTGACGAGCGTGATGATCGTTATCGCCGTCGCGTTTGGCTGAGCCCCAACGTTCTCTCGCCGCACGGCACCGCCGAGATGTACGTGTTCTGGGCGCTCACCGGCGATCCGACCCTGCACGATGCCAGCGCGACGACGATCGAAGGCACCGGCAAGGTGTTTGTCACGATCATGGCTGAGAGCGGCAGCTTGGCGAACGTTGCTTGGGTGCGCGATTACGATCGTCTCACTGGTCAATTTCTCCAAACCAGATGCGAGCCGGTGTTCGATCCGGTGCCAACGCTACAGCAGATCATCGACGTGCGCCTTTACATCCTCGATGAAGCGCGCCGCGGCTTGACGGACGAGATCATCGTCTACGGTCCTCAAGTCACGAACGTCAACTACAAGTGCCGTATCTGGTTGTTTCCGAACGTCACTGTCGATTTGGCAATTTCCGCGATCGAGCAAGCCTTCACTGAGCTGATCGAGAAGCAACGCTGGATCGGTTATGACCACTCGCGCATGGAGATCGATGCCGCGCTGGCGCAAGTCGGTGTGCACCACGCCATCATCGACGAGCCAGTCAAGGATGTCATGGTCGGTGACCGCGGCGTGGTGAAGGTCAATTCTGTTGAGGTGAGACTGGTCGGAAGGATGGAATAAATGGCTATCCCCGACATCGAGAATTTTCCCGATGCGGAGATGCTGGCGGACCCTCCGCGTATCTATCTCGATCGACCTGGCAAGGAGACACTCTACCAAGCGGCGACGGGGCTAGAGAAAGCGCTCGCTGACAGCGACGCTGAGCGCCTGATCCGCATCTACGCTGAAGCGATCATCGACGTCTGGGACCCGTACCGCATCGCCTTCCGCAATTTGCCGTTCCTGGCTTGGGCCATGGGCGTCAATATGTGGCAGGACGAATGGCACGAGATTACCAAGCGCACCTGGGTCGCGCGGCAGTGGACGTTCAAGTCGTTGCGTGGCACTGCCGACGGCACACGCATGGCGATCGATTACATTGGTCGCGACGTCTCGCCGTTCGGCTATCAGGCACTTCACTTCACGGTGCCACCGCAGCGCGTGTACTCCGGCCCTTCGTTAACGAAGGAAGAGCGCGAAGCCTGGCTGGCAAACATGCCGCAGCTTCGCGTCTGGCGCGTGCAAGAACGCGGTTGGGCTCCGCGGGGCAAATGTTTCTACGGTGGGTCCAGCAGCGCACGACAGCGCAATTTTAGGTTCTATCTCGGCGGTGTCGATGCCAGGCCTTTCGGTTGCTGCATCACACCTACGACCGCGATCGAGCGCCTGCACAGGCGTGCACGCTGGATCGTGCGTGGGGTGGAGACCGACGTCAAAGTAACCGAGTTCGGCTCTTACTGGCGCTTGCACTTGCGCGGCCAAGAGGGCAGCTCGGTCTATACCAAGCGACCGTTTCACACGGTACGCCCGAAGCGGTTCTATATTCCAACCACCGCGGCCAAGCGTCTGATCACGATCATGGCGCGCGAACGCCTGCCCTGGCGCACGCCCGCGTGGGCAAGTCTCGAACCATTGACGGTGCAGCCGGATCACATCGTCATCAACAGCACGCGCAGACGGAGCGTGTTCTGCGACGTGCCGGCGACTGGGCCTTTAGTCCCTAATCCGCTCAGCCAATACTACGTGCCGTCGGATGCGTGGTCGCGCATCTACGAGCGCTACTCCATCAACGACGGTTCCACCGAGCTGAACAGTCGGCGCCCCGTGCAATTCATGGGGACTGGACGTTATGGCTTCCCGAAGTACACCGCGTGGATACGCGTCTCGCTGCGCAGTCTGCGTCCGTGGGCAGTGTTCGGCGGCATTCCGCAAGATCGCTACTTCCAACCGCATGATCCGACGCCAGTGCAGCGAGCCAAGACCGCAGTGCTGGCCTCGAAGAAGATCGCTGATCGCGTTCTGCTGGAGCTGGGACCGGTGCCGAGCTTCATCGCTGGTCGACCATTCCTGGCAGGCAAGCAGAGTTTCATCGTCGGCAGATCAATTTGATCGACGATCCATAGGAGCTTCAAATGGAATCGAAAGTGATCTTCCGCGACTATCAGGAGCAGCAAGCTCAGGATCACAACGATCTGCAGACCTTCACCGAACGGACCTTCGATCACCTCGTGCTCGATGCCGTCACTGCGGAGAGGCGTTACGCAGGGTTCAACGTTACCAAGACTGGACAGACCGAAATTCAGATTGAGCCTGGCCGTATGTACGACGTGCTGGGCGTGATCTACGCAATTAACACCACGACCGTGCAGTCGATGGTGTCGTATCTGGCGCCGGCATACTACCGCTACATTCTGCTTACCGCGGTCGGCAACGATGTCGAGACCGACATCGAGGAACGCGACTATCTGATCGACGTCACCTCGGGTGCAACTGAGCCACGCGCGGTCGCCACCACGCGCGCTCGCGTGGCCGTGCTCACGTTTATCAGCGGCACGCCGAGCGGTGATCCGATCAAGCCTGCAGTACCAGTAGGACACGTTGCCGTCGCCTACATTCTCGTCGATCCCACGCAAGTGGTTTCGATCGAGATGGTGGAGAACAACAAGGTCACCTCCACCGACAGCCTCGATCTGCGCACCGATGCGCTGGAATTGTTTGCCGAGATTATCGGCCCCAAGGTGGCGGCGCTCGCTGCCGACCTGGCAGACCTACGCAACCGGCTCAACCAGATGGGCAACCAGCGCCTGCTGATGGCGGTAGCGCAGGACGTTGCACGCGTGAAAGCCTCGCTGCGCTACAACGTGACTGGAGCGATTGATTACAGCACTGAGTGGTTCCTCGACGATATCTACAGCGACACCCAAGATACGCACATGCAGGGCTACGACTGCATGATCGATGAGGGGTTGCGTTTCGGCTATGACAACATGGACGAGTGGGAAATCAAGCTGTTCAGCGCCAACGACGCGAACGCAGCTTATTCCAACGGTCTGCTGCTGCCGAAGTACGAAGAAGTGCTGCGCATGGCGACTACGACGTCCACATCGCCTGATCTCACGCTCGGGATCGCGCAGTATGGCTACCAAGACATCGAGATGAAGCAGGGCTTTATGAGCCGCACGCGCTTGCGCTACGGCGACTCG